CCGCCATCACTTCCACTGAACATGTTGGAAACCTTGTCTGCAACACCATCACCCCAAGCTGCACCTGCATTGAATGCATCTGATGCCCAACCATCCTGGAATGTGTCAAATGTGGACATTCCATCATTGAATGCATCACCAATTGACTTGTAATCTTCCTTGTTTCCTGCTGCTTCTGATGCTTTTGCTGCATAGTCATCTGCTGCACTTGTAATTCCTGAATAATCAAATTCCACAAATGGAAGTTTGTTCAGTGCTTCACAAATTCCTGCGACAACAGTCAGTGCAGTTGATAAAAGATTGTAGAACCAAGACTGGATTGAACAGATTGCATTGTGGAATGCAGTCATCATGTTTGAACCAAGTGCTGCAATTGCATTTCCAATTCCAAGGGCAATGTTTGCGACTGTCAGACCCAAGTTCTTGAAGAACTGGATGACAACATTCACACCGCCACAAATCACACCAAAACCACTGTTTGCAACACCAGTCATCTTTGCGATTGCTGCACAAACAGCATAAATAATTGCAATCAGGACAATGATAAGAAGAATTATCCATGTCAAAGGACATGCCATCAAAGCTGCATTCAGTCCATACTGTGCTGCTGTTGCTGTGAAGGTTGCCCCTGCCTGCATCATATCAGCAGCAGCTTTCACACCTGCCATTGCTGCACTGATTCCCTGAACAACATTGTTTGCAATCAATGCTGCTGTGTAAAGACCAAGTGCTGTTGCTATACCAAGAACAATAGGTTCAATGATTGACCAATTATCACTGATAAAGGCTGCAATAGAAGATGCAAGTTCCAATATATTCAACAACCATTCCACAACAGTTGCAAAAGCAGAAACTGCATTTGCTGCAAATAGTTGGAAATCTTCATTGTTTGCAATCTCATTGACTTTTGTCAAAACTGGTTGCATCTGCATCAGTGCAGCATTTCCCATGGTTGTCCATACCTGACCCCAGGTCATAGGCATCTGTTCAAATTTTGCATTGATGTCATCCGCACTTGCAAAGATTGCTGCCTTAACAACATCCGCTGTCAACTGTCCATCCTGTGCCATTTCCCTGATTTTTCCAATAGGAACATCAAGATAATCAGCAATAGACTGAATCAGGTTTGGTGCTTGTTCAAAGATGGAATTCAATTCATCACCACGCAACACACCTGAACCCAAAGCCTGTGACAACTGCAACATTGCATTGCTTGCTTCCTGTGTGGATGCACCTGCAATGGTCATCTGCTTCTGAATCAAGTTTGCAAAAGCAACAACTTCTTCTGAACTGCTGAATGCATCCTTTGCATTGTTTCCAAACTTTGCAACAACTGCTGCCATGTCTGTGAAAGAACCCCTTGCATTCTGTGCTGATGCATAAACCATATTGACCAGTTCATCTGTGGACTGCAATCCATCATTCATTTGGTCAAGTCTTGCTCTTGTTGACACAAGTTCATCAGACATGTCCGTGACTTTTTCAAATGTTGCATAAGCTGCAACCAGGCTTATAACCTTTCCAAGCAATCCATCCATAGCAGATGAACCATTTTGAACAGTTCTGTTGAAGTTCTGCTGATGTTCTTCATTATCTTCAATGTTATTTCCAAGCTGTGTGACCTGCTGTGCAGCAGCATCAATTGCCTGTCTTGCCTGGTCAATAGTTCTTGTATTGAAACCAGTGTTCATGGAATCCTGAACAGATTCATAAGCAGAACACATATTGTCCAGTGCAACAATCATGTTGTTGATGGGTGCTGAAACTCTATCAATAATCTGAATTGATGTTGCTATGCTTGCCATTGTTCTTCTTCACCATCCTTTCTTGGTATAATTTGAAAAGGGATGAACACCAACATTCATCCCTTTTTATTTTCCTTTCTTTGCCTTTGCTGCTTCTTTCTTTTCCTTGTCGATTCTGATTTTGATTGAAGCAATCACAAAAGCCTTTTCTTCCATACTCAAATTGACAAATTGTGAAGGTAAAATGTGAAGTTTCTGCAATGCATAATGTGCAAAGTTTGCTTCTGCATCCCCTTCTTCAATTAGTTTTTTGCTTCTTCAACCTTGTCTTCCAGTGTAGTGTTGAAACCATTGAAGTTCTGAACAAAGGTTGCAAATTCCTGATATTCACCAGGGTCATCAATCATTTCTTTCAGCAAATCATCAGGTGACATCACACCATAAGAATCCTGCAAGTCTTTGTCATAAAGGTTTGGTTCAACCACACATGCACAAATCATTTTGCCAATATATTTGCTTGTATCAAGTTTCGGTCTGAACATGTTTGGTTTTCCCTTGACAGGAACTTCAATCATGCATTCATCCCTGATTGCATCATTTTCCTTGGTTGTTAAAGGTTTGATTGTCCAAGGAAGGGGATTGCCCTTTGCATCCACAAGGGATTTTGTTGCTGCAAAAGTTGTATTTTCTCTTTTGATTTTGTTTGCTTTCAAAAATCTGCTTAAATCTGACATGGTATATACCACCTTTCTGTTTTATTCTAAAAAAATAAGACCCACATGCCTGTTTTGAAGACATGTGGGTCAAAATGTTTACTGCATACCATCAAGCAACTTGAAGGTTTCAGGCATCTTGAAGTCTTCAAAAGTGAAATTCAGTTCTTCATCCAGGTATTCACCATCAGCATCAAACTTTGCCAGGATGCCACCATCAATATTGCAGTCCATGAAGACAACTGTCTGTCTGCCTGCTGCACTTGTAGGGTCATCATTGGTCACCTGAATTTCAAAATAGACATCTTCACCAGTGTCCTTGTATTTCAGCATCATTTCCCTGAAAATACTGGTGTTATAGTGGAAGGTTGCTGAACCAGTACCTTTCCAACCAGTTGACTTGTTTCCAGTTCCTGTTCTTCCAAGGATAGGAACTTCTGTCTTTGTCCTTTCAAAATTTGCTTCAAAATTGATTGCCTGCATGAAGTTGTATCTGTTGTTTCCAATTGTGATGAAACATTCTGCCAACTTTGCAGAAATGGAATCTTTTGCTTTCATTGTGATATTAGACATTCTGATTCACCCCTTTCTTACATCACTGTTACAGTCATATAAAGTTTTGCCATTGCATTGACAACAGTCACTGCATCCTGAACAACAACCGCTTTCTTTGTGTCACCCTGGGAAACCTTTACATCTTCATCAGTGAAGTTTTCAATTGCTCTGATGTCCTGCAACTGCTCATGATGCTTGACAATATCTGCCCAAAGACTGATTCTGCCTGCTTCATCATTTGGAACAGCACCAAGATATTTTGTGTTGAAAAGCACTGCAATGTCATTTGCAATTTGGTCAATCACTCTGATTGTCTGATTGTCCTTGAAGATATATGCCTTTGTTTCCGTTTCCGTAACAAGGGAATTGATGTCTTCAAGAACTCTGATGTCATCACCGACCTGATGAAGTGTGAATTCACCTGCCTGAATTGCTTTTGTCAACTGTGTCTGTGTATAGTCAACATTGACTACAAATTCACCATCATAAACCTTATTCAGATTTGATTTGTTCACTGCACATCCTGCTGAAATACCAGTCACCCAATAAACAAGGGATGCTTCTGACCATCCTTCATCAGATGTCTTGTTCTTCACATTGATAATACCTTCATAATCAGATGCCTTGTTATAAAGAATTACCTGGAACTTTGCACCGACTTCATCACGCATTCTTTTACAAAATGCATCATAAAGACTTTTGATGGTGTTTTCTGTGGTAACAACACCCATTGCATTAAATGAATAAGATTCAATCTTGTCCAAATATGCCTGGTGATTTGTTCCTGTGACATTACCATTTGTTCCACCTTCAAGTGGTGTTCCTGCTGTGCTTGAAAGTTCCGCATTGGACTTGAATGTCACATAATCATTTGCAACAAGGTCTGCTGCTTTTGCAACAGTCTGACTGTCAACCATAACAGTTCCAAGATAGGTGTTGACATCAAAAAGACTGTCATCATCCACATTCACCTGAACCTGAATCTTGATGTCATTTCCCCTTGTTCCTGCATACTTTGCAGTTGCAAAGGTATTGGATGCCTTAACACCATCACCATTCAATCTGTATGCAAACAGTGTGGTGATGTTCTTGAACAGGTCACGAAGACCTTTTAACTTTTCATTGGTGTAATCATAACCAAAGATTTTCATAGAATTCTTCTGAAAATCTGCATTTGTTACTTCAAACACTTCCCCTTCAATGCCCCAATCAAGTTCAAGTGGCATTGTTGCATAACCCCTGTCAGACAATGTTGCAGTTGCAGTTGCAAGTGAAACAAAGTTAATATATGCACCAGGAAGCACTTTGTTCTGAACAGTAAATGTTCCACCGCCTAAAGCCATTTTACTTCACCATTCCTTTCATAAATTTTTCAATCATGTCATCCACTTCTTCAATGGACTTTTCTGAACCATCAGTCCAAAGGGCATTGATGACATCATGTCTGTTGTAATATTTGTTTGATGCAAGAATCTGTTCCTTGCTATACTTGGAAACAGTTTCCTGCATAGGTTCTTTCTTTGCCATTCTTTCACCTTATCCTTTCACATCAGTGCTATAATCATAAGATTCCATTGTAGGTGTTCCTTCCTGCATCTTATACATGAACATGTCATAGTTCACAAAAAACGAAAGTACACCATCACTTGTTTCACTACTCATATTTGTTCCCCTGCACAAATCACCATCAACTGTCACCAGTTCCAGGCATTCAAACAACCTTTCCCTGACTTCATTGATTTCCTTGTTCTTTTCTTCACCTTTTGGAAAATAGTGAATACAAAACTGATTCTTTCTGAAATATCTTCTTCCAAGGAACTGTTCATTTGTAGGATTCAGACATAAAATGGAAAAACAAGGTTCATTCAAACCTTGTTCAACTGATTCAGTATAAATTTCATAGTCATCACCAAATTCAGCATTGATTGCAACACTGATTCCATCAATGATTTTGTTTATCATCTGAAAACTTCACCCAACTTTCTTTTCAGTTTGTTTTCAAGAATCTTTGCAGCATCACCCTGAACTTCCTGTTCTGAAATGGTCAGCATGAATTTTCCTTCAACCCATCCTTCATGATTCCTGGTTCTATGACCAAATTCCACATAAGATGCATATTCAACTGGATTCACCACTTCAATAACATAAGTATTTCCATAATGATTCACACGCAATGAATCAGCATAAGCCTTTCCACCTTGTGTTTTTCCACCAGTCCAACCCCTGCGAAGTGTACCGCCTTTTTTTCCTGTGCTTGCAGGATATTGTCCAACAGGTGTCCTTTTGATAACCTTTGCAAGCAACCTTGCAGCCAGTTCTTTTGCACAAGATTCAATGAAGTCATTGATTTGGTCATCATTCAATGATGCTTCCATCTTCCTTCTGAACTCTTGCAATTCCCTAAAATCGACATTTCCACCGCTTGCCATTATGCCCACCCCTTAAAGATTTCAACCACTATTTCCTGGTGTGTGCTATAAGTTGCAGGAATACCGCTTGACTTATATTCTGTGGTCACACTATTCTGTGTGATTGTTAGCTTTGAACCAGGCTTGACAACAATTTCAGGTGCAAGGAATACTTCTGTTACTTGGACAAGTGCGGATGCAGCATTTTCATTTGGATTTGTGTTGTTGATTGTCTTGAAAGACAATCTGCAAGGAATATCTTCCTGGACAATCACATCCTGAAAACCTGTTGATTTGTTATCTTTTTGAACTTTTTGGTGTTCAGTAATTGTGCATGTTCCTTCATACATGGATTCAATTGCTTTTCTTGCTTTTTTCACCATCTTATTTTTCTGAAACATATCAAATCACCTTCCCCTTGATTCATCAGATAGTTCACCAGTTGATTGAACCTGGATTCATCAGATGACCCTGCATCAAAATTGATTTGAGCGTCACCTTCTTTGATGCTTGTGACAGCACCATCCAAGTCAAGTTCACCAATGTCCAACTGTCCAGTCTGTTTTTTTGTGAACAAAAATTCACCACAAACCCTGTCAACCGCTGCATTAAATAAACCATCAGGGATTGAATCAGTGTTGCAAAAATTCTTGATGTGATTTTCAACTTTTTGCATACAAAAACATAAAACCCAACCATCATCTTCTTCCAGGTCATACCCAAAAGAAACCAGTCTTTTCAGAACCGCTTCATAGAATGGTTCTGAAAGACTGGTGTTGTTCATAATAGTCAGGATGTTTGCAAGAACTTTTTGAATCATTTCATTCATTCAGCAACACCCCTTTCATCAATTAACCCCTGGAAACAATCTTTGCAATTGCAATTGCCTTGTGTGGAATTGCCTTTGTACCATCATTGATAATGTTCCAGTTGTCACCATTTGCAAGGTCAGTGTTGGAAGCAGATGCAGTGATGCTTGCAGGCTTTTCAAAGGAAATGCCATCAACACCGCAAATGTATCTATCACGCACATAAAGTGTGTCCTGACCACCATTTGTCTTAGGGTCTCTACTCATTTCATAAGGTACTGCATCACCAATGTCATCAAGGATGATTGCACCATCACCAAGGATGTATGTGGTATATTTGTCACCTGCAACAACATACTGGTCAGCAGCAGCACCATCAGGATAGAATGCACCCTTCTTGACATCTACAAGGTTGATTTCAGCAGAACCAGTTGCACCGTTTGTCTTAATCTGCATAGCACCTTCATCATTTGCAGATGCTGCATAGTAACCACTTTCAGAAGGCATGTTGTCATCAATCAGAACAAGTCTTCCATTCCATGTTGCAAGTGCAAGTTCTCTTTCAATACCATCACCATCAGTCTGTGTCATGTACTTTAACAGCTTGATGTTTTCAAGGTTTGTTGCAACCTCACTATGCATGATGACAAGTTTGAAGATGTTCTTGTTATCACCACAAGCCTGCTGAATTGCCTTGTTAAGAGTAGCAGAACCAACAAGACCTGCTTCTGCACCCTTTACAGTGATGTCATAAACATGCTTTGCAAGGAATTCCTTTGCTGCTTTACCTGCAACAGAAGTGTCCTGCTTCATGCTGAATACACCCTTTAAGATTGCAAGCAGCATTGCCTGTCTGACATCCATCTTGTAATCAGCAATCTGTGCTGCAACATTATCCATGAAGTCAACACCTGCTGTGATGTTCTTGCTGAAACTTCTTTCAGTCCAAGAATCCATTCTGCTTGCCACAATGAATCCCTGCTCATATGTGGTTGTGCCAGTGCTTGTGATGTTGGTTGCACCATCATTGTTCTGACTGGTAGAACCATCAATTCTGCCAAAGTAAGGGATTCTTGCATATAAAGAACCAGTCTGATTTGCAAGTGCTGCCTTTGCCTGCTCATTAGAACCGACTGCACCACTCTTTGCAAGTTCGTTTTTAGTTACATTAGGAATTCGGTTCACATAAGCACCGAATGCCTGGGGATTGAAACTTTTGGAATCAAATTTTGCCATTTTGTTTCACCTTTTCCTTTCTTAAAATTTAATCAATTTTTGCATCAGGGTGTTCTGCCATATAAGCAGCAAGTTCTGAATAGGTCATTTTGGATGTGTCAACCCCATGGTCACCATCTTCATTTCCTGATTCACCAGGTTTTGCACCCTTCACCTGGGTCTGCTTTTTAGCAGTAAAAAGGAACTTTGTGTCATCTGCCTTTGTAAGTGCTTCAATCTGTTCTGCAAGACCTTTCACTGTGCCATCATCAGCAAGTTCAGCCTTGTCCAAATCTTTCAAGAAAGGAACAACAGCCTTTGCATTGATTGCACCTGAACTTGTCAGTGCAGCTTCAACAGCAGCTTCAACCTTCATTTTCTTGATTTCAGCAGCATGTGCTTCATCTTTTGCTTTATTGTCAGCCTGCAATGTTGCAATCTGCTGTTTCATTGCTTCCACATCACCTGTGGAATTCTTCAAGGTTTCAAGCTGTCCATCCCTGTCACGAAGGTCAAGTTCCAACTTCTTCTTTTCGTTGTTCACTTCATCAAACCTTGTCTTTGGGATGAAACCTTTCAGTTCTTCCTGGGAAGCAGCTTCACACTTCTTTGCAGTTTCTTCATCAATTCCTAACTTCACAAATTCTTCTTTTTTCATTTTTCAATACCATCCTTTCTTCAAAAACATTATTTTTTCATGGTTCAGTCCATGTTCATTTGAACTTGTTCTTTTACATCTGCAATTCTAAAAAGATGACTTTGGATTGAAACCCAAAAGATTCTTTGTGATTGTGGCTTTTTATGTCATCCACCAGGACAATAAAAATCAGCCTTGCTGAAAGGAAGTTACTTCTGTGTCACCCCTGCACATTTTCATCTTCATAGATTTTTCAGCAAGTCTGATGTTTTACCGCATTAAAAAAGCACCCTTTTCAGGTGCTTTTCTTAATCAACCATTTTGTCAGGTTGATTGTGTTCCTTCATCCAGGCTTCAAATTCTTCTTTGACTTCCTGTGGGGCATTTTCTTTCAAATGCCAGTTGTCAGGTTCAGGAACAAAATATTCACTTGTAAAAAATGCAGGCATCATAAAAGACCACATCCTTTCAATAATTCTTCCAGTTGCTTTCCAAATTCTGCTGCAACAGGTCTTGGATTCTCTGAACACATCCATTCACAAAAGCATTCTGCAAACCATTCCATTGCATCCTTTGTGGCATAACCACTGACTTGTTTGTATGTGTCACTAACTTTGAACCCTGCTGCTTTCATGACCTTTGGTCTTAAATAAGCAGAAACTGCTTTTGGTTTCCAACCATTCATTCCAACAGCTTTCATTGTGTTGGTCAAATAGTCATCAACCGCATGTCCAAGTTCGTGCATCACAATGGAATCATATCCAACCCCTTGTGGATGGAAACCTGCTGCCTTGTCAGATTCAAAGGATTTTATCAGTTTTGATTCATCCTTGAACCATTGTTTGTTGACTGTTATTCCACCATTTCCAAATCCCCATGAACACTGTGCATAGGTTGTTCCACTCAATTTTGCAGAATTGATAGAACACAACTGACCCTTCAATGAAGGATATTTTGCAAATAACTGTTCATGTGTTTTGTAAATGGACTTTGCAACAGGAAGGTCAACACCTTCAAGTGAAAGTGAATCATCAGACCGCCATGGTTTCCCATTTATTTCCCTATGCAAGAACCAATCCTGGTCTTTCATGAACTGTTCAACATCAGGGATGCTTGTACAGTCATCAACTGACTTCACATTTGTTTCAGGTTTATCTTTTATTATATCATCAGGAACAACTGGTTTCAAATCTTCTGTCTGACCATCAACAAATGACTTCTGCCATTCAGGATAGGTCATATCAGATGGAACATAGTATGTTTTACCATCTTCACCCCTTGCTGCCCTTTCACCACTTCTGCCCCATTCATCATCAAAGTATGGAACAGTTGTTGACCTGCACCAAACATGAAAAGGTGGTGCAGTGACACCAGGTTCAAAGTCCTTCATAGGGAAGTGCTGTCCATCCATGTTCTGACATATTTCAGAAGTGTGACTGTCCAGTGTTGCGACAATCTCAAATTCTTCCACATCCAGGTCATTGAATGCATCCTTCTGTGCAGCACTGGAAATGAATGCCTGTTCAGTCATCACAAGTCTTCCTGCTGCATACTTTGCATTTTTGGTCTTGTCTGCAACATACTTTGACAAAGTTCTGATTGCTTCATCAGGTGCTTTTCCCTGAATGATTGTCCTGGTCAGTTGCTGATGCAGTTCATTGACCATTGTTGTCTTTGATTGCCACACCCTGTCTGAAAAGGTCTTTCCATCTGCTGCCCAAGGTTTTGAAATAATCTTTTGCAGCTTCCTTTCATCAATCTGACCGATTTCCCAACCAATATTGAAACCCTTCTGCACTTCAAAACAAGTGTGATAATATCCTGACTGATAAAGGTGCTTGACCATACCATCCAGGGAATCAAGTTCATTGCCAAAAGCAACTTCCAATGATTGCTGTGTCCGAAGTTTCAAGGCTTCCAGTCTGCTGATGTGGAATCTTGCAGATGCATTTTCCAGTTCCTTCATCCACTGCTGATTCATTGCATTCTGCTGTCCATATTTGATGTATTCCTGGACATCCCATTGCAATTCTTTCAGTTCAGCAGCAGACAACTGTTTTCTTGCTTCTGCCATTGTGATTCCATTGTTCTTTGCATATCTTGAATACCAGGATTCAATCTGTGCCTGAATCTGTCTTTGTGCCTTGTCAAATGCAGGTTCAATCTGATGGAAGGTGTTCTGTCCATACTGATTTTGTGCGTTTTCCAGTTCAGAAAATCTTTTCTTCCAGTATGCAGATGACTTTTTCTTCTTTGCCATTATTCATCACCTGCACCTTCCTGTCCTTCTTCATCAGCACCAGGAACATTCTGACCTTGCATCATACCAAGACCAAATTCTTCCATGTTCTTCTGCTTCTGTTCATCCAGTCTTTCCAGTTCTGCCTGAACATCATCAACCCAAGGATGCTGTGCAACAAGTGTTTCATCACTGATGATTCCAACAGACTTGCTGATGTTGTCAATGACTTCACCTTCATTCAGCATCATATCCCTGTTGAATATGATTTCCACTTCTTCCTGTTCAAAGTCACCCATTCCAGTGTTGAAAAGGTGCATATTCAAGAACCAAAGAAGTTCTTCAAAGGATGCCTGATATTCAGTTTCCATTCCATTTGCATCCAGGTCAATGTCAGAATACATTGATTGAATGTTCATTTGGTTTGGTGTTCCACTCATTCTGTCATCTTTTGCATCATATCCCATTGCATTTTCAATGATTGCCTTTTTGAACAGTTCAATGATGGACTTGTAATTTTCAGAATTGACTTCCACTTGAAGTGTTCTGACATCACCGCCTGCACCATCCACTGTTCTGACCTTCACTGCACCATAGGTTGCAAGGTTCTTTCTGAATTCACCAAGATTTTCACCATCATAGTTCACAAGAACCAAAATTGTGTTTCTTGTGTCTTCTTCCATCTGATTTTGGAAGTTGGATTCAATCAGGTTCAGACCATCCTGCAAGGACTTCACCATTTTAATCAATGGAATTTCCTTGCTGTTATACTTGAAAGGAATCAAAGGAATCTTTGTCCAATTGAATCCCTGGTCTTCAATGCTGAAATATGGAACATGCTGTTCACCATCAGGTTTCAGTGTTCCGCTGTCAGTCAATTCAAAATAAGAAACACCTGATTCATCATAGACTTCAACCTTTGTGATGATTTTTTCTGTGTCACCCACATATCCAACCACTTCATAGATTCTGATGAAATATTCCAGTTCAGTGTGTTCTGCATCCTTCCATCCTGGAATTATTTCCCAAGGTCTGAACCGCTTGAAGATGAAATTGCCCTGGTCATCATACATAGGGAACAACCAACCAATTCCACAATTCAATGAATCTTCCCCAACAGCTTTCAATGTTCGCATGAACCGCTTGTTCAAAAACTGTTTCAGAATCTTCAAATATGCTTCATTGTCACACTGGATGGTGAAAGGTTGACCCAACAGATAGTTGGATTTTTGAATGACCATCTTTTTATACTGATTGTCAACAATTCTGTTGTTTGGAAGATTCTTGACCACTTCCAATTCACCATCTTTTCCAATGACTGTCCTTTCCCTGGACAAGATGTCATGACATCCATCAAAGTATCTTTCACCATCAAGCATTTCTTTTCTTCTTTGCGATTGCTTGAATCTTTGTATTTCCTTCACAATGAACTGTTCATCAGTCAACTTGGATGCTGCATTGACATTGACCAGTCTTTCAAGTTTTGCTTTGAAGGATTCAGCAAAATTGAACATCATTCTTCACCACCTTTCTTCATCATAGTGCATCCACCTTTGCAAATGCTTCTGCCAGTTTTGGGAACTGGTATGCAATCCAGTCCACTATTTCTTCATTTATGCCCCAACTATCAGCACCAAGACCTGATTCAAACAGAAAAGCATGAACCAGTTCATGTCTGATGACCTGCTGTCTGTATTTTTTCAGGTCAGCAAGTGAACCAGGGCAATCCTGGAAGGTGTCAATGACAATCTGTTTTGTGGAATGGTCACAATAACCATCACCATTGTTCAAATTGTCATCTTTCACCTTGTTGGATTCTGTTATTGTGTACTTTGTACCTAAAACATCAACTGTCACTGTTTTTCACCTTCCCTTTTCCTACTAATCAAAGCTGAATGTGTCACCAACAAGAACCTTTCCTGTTGCATATCGCATGGAATCCATACCATGTGAAAATTCATGGTCAGGTTTGTCTGTTGGTTTTCCATCCTTGTCAGTTTCCCAACAATAATTCTGAATTTCTTTCTTGAATTCAGGACAGTTCTTTTCATGGACAATGATTTCATAGTTCTGAATCAACTGGATTCCATGATTCACACTGTCTTTTCCTTTCCTGGAAGGTTCTGCCTTGATTCCTTCTTCCTGCAATTCAGCAATTGATTTTGGTTCAGCAGAATCACAAACAATCCGCTGTCCACCATATCCTTTGTCTTTGATTGCCTGTGCAATGATTTTGTTGGTCACACCTGTTCTGTACCATTCATCAAAGACATATATCTTCATTGCTGCATTGTCTATCATCAAACAGACAAATGCATTTGGGTCAGTGAAACCAAAGTCAAGACCAAAAGCAGACTTGATTCCTGGGATTGCTCTGACTGCATCAATGTCAAAGTCTTCAAATCTGACTTTTTCATATATCAGACCTTCTGCAATGCCCCATTCACCATCACCTTCAATTCTGTATCTTCTTGGATTGTTCTGCTGCATCTTCAAGAAGATGTTCCTGTCTGCTTCATCCAACCATTCATTTTGCTTCCAGGTTGTTGTTTTTGTGAAGATGTCATCATCTTCCACATCAAAAAACCTTGGTTTCAACCAGGATGTTGCAGACCAAGGATTGAATGTCAATGTTATTTGTTTGAAATATCCATCAGGAACTTCACCACGAATGGACATATCCAATTTGTTGAAGTCATCTTCATTGCTGATTTCATAGGCTTCTTCAATCCATACAAAGCAAAGAACACCATAATCAACTGAAATAGATGTGATTTTCAGACCATCATCAAGACCCCTGAACAGAATTTTCTGTCCTGTGGACTTCCTGACAATCTGCATAGGTGAAACAGTGCATTCAAAAAAGGCATCCAAACCAAGTCTGTGAATTGCCCATTTCAAATCTGAATAGACAGAATCACGCAAAGCGTTTGAATACCTTCTGACACACAATCCATTTGCAAGTGGATATTCCATCAACCTATAAATCATATTCAAGGCAGTTGTCTTTGATTTCTTTGAACCTCTGCTGCCTTTGCAAACTCTGTATCTTTGTTTTGTGTTCCAAAAATCAGCATAATTTCTTCCAACTGTGTCTTGAAGTGATATGTTCATAGTGCATCACCTATTCTTTCAGGTCATTCACAATGACAACAGGTTCAACTTCCAGGTTCACATCTGCTTTGAAAAGACCATATCTTCTTCCAAGAAGTTCAGCAGCTTTCAACCTTTCTTTTTCGTCAGGTGCTTTGTTCATTCTTCTTGCATCAGAACAACCTTCACCAGTTCCTTCAATGACTACAATTTCTGATTCAGATTCCCCACGCAAAACAGATGTCAGGTATTCCATGACTTCCTTTGCATCAGCAATCTTGTCAGAACTGATTTTTTCAAGCTGTTCATCAATATATGATTTGATGTTAGCATTTGTTAGCAGTCTTGAAGCACATGCCCTTGCAGCATCTTCTGATTTTACATGGGGATATGCAGCTTTGTATGCCCTGGTTGCATTTGCATCAATCAAATATTCATCACAAAACTTCCGCTGTTTGTCAGTCATACCTTTTCACCTGCCTTTCATAACATAAGAAAAGCACCCTTGAACTTTTCAGTTCTTGGATGCTTTCGATTGACCTAACATTTCATGTTATAGTTTACTATAACATGACAGTGGGATTCAAGCGGACTGTGGCAGGAACTTTTGTTCAAATGCCTGCAAAGCTGCAATATGTATTTCCTTCACATAATCATAAGAAAAACACATTGCCTGTGCTGCTTTTTTCAGATTCTTTCCGTCAACATACACGATATATAAAACTTTCTGATGCTTGCTGTCTTCAATCTGATGAATCTGATTGATGATTTTAACCCTTGTCAATGCAAGATTGTCCTTCATCTGCTGCAATTTTTCTTCTTCTTCTTCAAATATCTGACCGAAGATTTTTGCAAATTTATCAGGTTCAGGTGAACTTTGCACCCTTTCCTTGTCATATCTGATTCCTGCTACACCTAAAGAATCCCTTAATCTTTGAATATATTCTTCCTGGTTCAGAATGTCATTTCTTTGTTCCTTTATCTGCAACAAATATTCTTTTGCTGTCACATTTCACACCTTCTTCCTGGTTCAACTTCTTGGGTCAAGATGTGTTTTATCTTGACTCTTCATAAAATCCTTGATTTTACTGGCTTTCAGGCTTTTTTGTTGTTTTCAAGTTCAAGATGTGATGTCTGTTTACTATTATAATTATTTTTTAGAGAATCATTAAAATTTAATGATTTTATTCTTTTATATATCCTTAATATAGAAACATATTGACCATCTTGAACCGCACCCCTTAAACCCTTGATTTTACTGCATTTTATCGGTTCAAGATGATGTTGAACCACATCTTGAACTGACATCAAACATCTTTCACTTTTGATGCATACATGTCAGCAGTGTGAGTGAACAACACTGACTGATATTTCCTGATTGCTCTGTCAAATGCATCCCAATCATCAGTGACATAAGCACCCATGTGAAATCTGATGCACAACATTTCTTCTTCTGTCAGGGTCATCACCTGTGACAGCATCATCACCGACTTGTCACCATGACCTTTGAACATAGGTGCAGGATTGTATGTCCACTTTGGGTTTTTGCTGATAGGTGAACCAGTTCCCATGACCACCACATCAGATGCATTTTCATCCACATAGTCATCAAGTTTGCACGCATCATGAAGCATCCCAACAATATAAGGTGATTCAGGTCTTGTCCAAGGGATGTCAAACTTCTGTGTCATTTCCACCAGTACCTTTGCAACCATCATGGAATGGTCAAACAGACCGCCAGTATAATTGCCATGATGCTTGATTGCAGCAGGCTTGACAAAGAAACCATTGTTCACCAACCAGTCAATTGTGTCCACATTTATGATAGGTTTTCCACCAACATTCATGAAATCAAGAAATGTGTCTATCTGAATTTTATTGTTCATCATTTTCACCTTTCCCTTCCTGGAAGAACACTGCACTTTCAGTTGTCAGAAGAACTGGTGGAACAGCAGCACCTTGGATGTAAAGATAAACCTTTCCACCATTGTTCTTGATGTTTTCCAAGTCCTGTTCATCCATTTCCCAACAGCATTCAACACCTTGTTCATTGTTCATAACATTTGTGTATCTTGTCACTGGAAGGTCTTGACAACCTTCCAGTGTATAAACCGCATTTGTTGTTTCTGTTCTAACTGGTTTCATATCACCACATCCTTTCAATCATATCTGATGAATCTTGTGTCTTTGATTTTTCCGCATTTCTGACAAACAAGATATTGTGTTTCACCGCTGATGCAATGGAACTTTTCAACCTTTCTGCACCAACTGAATTCATGTTTGCAGAACAATCTTTTGAAAAACTGTTTGATTCTGTTCATCATTTGAATTCCTTTCCTGTTTTCTTATCCTTGAAGGTGATTCTTCCGACCACTTCAAATCCTGCCAGGTGTGCAGCTTCCCTGATAATGTGCATCAGGTGTCTGATTTTTCTTTCCTGTTCAGATTCTTCCTTGACAATTTCTTTCATGCCATAATATGCAGTTGGGTCAGGATAACCTTCATTGTTGTACTTATTCATTTTTCTGAAATTTCACCCCACATTCCTGATAAATCAGGTCTGCAAATTCTTCCAGTGTCATGTCACCATTTTGAAAATCTGTATAGACATCAATCATTGCTTCACAAAATTCAGGAAGTCTTTTCTTCATGCCCCAACCATATTTTTCTTTCATGACCTTCACTGGAATTCCAAGCAGAAGAATCATTGCTGCATCCACCGCTGCTTCTGTTGCATCCTGCTTCATCTTCTTGATGTCAGACTGCTTCATGTTGAAGACTGGTTCATGTGTTACTGGAAGACCTTTCTTCTGTGCCATTCTTCTTTGCTGCCTGTTCATATTACTTCACCACCAAATCATCAAAAACAACTGGAATCATCTGTTTGAAATCTTCAAGCAGGGGAACTGTCACTTCAAGCATTTGTGGATGTGGCTTCCCTGTTGTTCCCAAAGCACGAAGTTTGAAAAAGTGTCGCCATTCACGAAGATTTGCAGTCATGACCACTTCTGTCTTCAAACTGTTTGGAAGAACCGCCCTTGCTTCCTGTGGTGTCAGACCAATGTCAAGCAGTTTGAAATAAGAATCTTCACATGCTTTCATGGTTTCCTTCCATGTGTTCCATCCTGCTGACTTATAGTCCAGGTATTCAGGAATTATGAATGTGATTTCAGAACCAAAATCATCCTTTGAATAATTGCAGTATCTTGTAGATTCCTGGGCAAAGGATGCAAGTCTGTGTCTGACCAGTTCATGACTGATTCCCCTGTCAACAACAAACTTTACTGTGATAGATACATGTTCAAGCATTGCTTCATGTCCTGACTTGATAAGGGATGCAACCATCTTTGCAGCAGAACCTTCCTGAATCTTTCCTTCTGACTTGTAACAGGTTCTTGCGACCTTTTCAATTTTTTCCAAAATCTTCTGTCCATCAAAATCATTGTAAATCTGTGTATATGCTTTAATTGCCTGCATTCTGTTCACCTATCCTTTCAAAAGTTCTTTCAATTTTCTGTTTCATAACCTGCTGAACCTGGTCTTCACATTCCATCAGGTGAATCACCTGGTCAAGAACCAGTTTCACATCTGCCAGTTCTTCAAAGATGTGTTCTTCCAGTGCTTTGACTGACCATTCAGATGCAACAGGTTGTCCAAGTCCACATTTCCTGTTCCACTTGGTCAATGCCTGGGTCAGTTCTGCCATTTCTTCAATCAACTGATTCTTCTGACCTTCCAGTCCAAAGTGTTCAGCAATCTTGAATCTTGGGTCTTCTTCCTGATAATGCTGCAACATATCCTGATAGTTTGCAGCTTTGTCCAGGTCTTCCTGACCATTCTTTTGTTCATGTCTGTACTGGTATTTATAAGAATTCAGTTCACAAAATGCTTCTGTTTTCTCATAACCAAATTTTTCAAGCATTTCTTCAATGCATTCTTTTCTTCCTGGGATGTTATAGTGTCCAGGATGAATCACATTTGACATCTTCACTTCACCTTCCTTTTATTGCTGCTTTGAATTCATGCCAAGCATATTTCATATAAATTTTGAAATTGCACCAGTGCTGAACCCTTTTGATTTTCTTCTGCATCTTCTTTTCTGACCATTTCCTGCACCATTCAATCTGTGTACCATCATCCACTTCATCATGCATCACTGTGTTCCCCCTTTCATCTATAAAACTATGAACACCCACCACAACAACCAAATGGAACAAATTTATTGAATATTTCATCAATCTATCTTGCATATTTTCTATACTGTTCAGGTAATTTAGAAACATCAATCAACCATTCACCTTGATATGCACAATAATCGTTATCAAGACCACCGCCACTGTTCCAAAATGAAGAATAATTATCATCTTTATACTTTCCTGTTTTCCAATCAAAGTCTTTGCTTTCATGTCCAAATTTCACTTCTTTTTTATCAATTTTTAGGGTCAAAACACCGCTGCAAAGATTTGGATAACTTCCTGTATAAGAAACAAATTCAACATTTTCAGTGTAAAAATCATTTGAATTTATTAACATTCTTGTTTACCGCCTTTCATCTGTTAATCTGACAAACCATATGTAAAACTTGAATTTCTATCCCTGTCTAATGACATGAAGATTTGCTTTTGTTTTGAAATGCCTATTCAATAACTTTTCAGATACATCACCACCATTCTGTATATTTTCAAGATACATTTATGTCAAAAAATTTTGGAAGCATCACTTCAAACATTGCTTCAAAAATAGGAACTGCAATTGAATTTCCTGCCTGATGATACAATGTTCTGTTCATCTTCCCTTCTTCAACATTACAAGTTGATTTTGCTGCAAGAAAATCTTCATCTGAATATCCCTGCAACCGCCAACATTCCAGTTCAGTCAAATATCTGTATTTTCCACCACCAAGGTCAATGACTTGTGCAGGTGTTCTGTCCTGTCTTGTTGTGATTGTATTTGCATATTCTTTGATTATGGTTGCCCTTCTTATTCCCTTTTTACCTATTACAGAATAAACACTTGGTTGTGTTACCAAATAACAATCATCAACCTTTCCTTCCAAAAACTGCTGAATGTCTTTCATAGGTTTTCTTTTCATTATGTCAAAATCAAATTCTTCATCATCCAAAACAGAAACTGTGAAAACCCTTTGTCTTGCTTGTGGAAGTCCAAAATCCCTTGCATCCAAGACTTCATAATTGTTTGTATATCCAAGCATCTTCATATATGAAAGATACTTTTCAAAATTATGTTTCATGTGCTTTGACAAAACATTCTTCACATTTTCCCAAATGACAACCTTTGGTTTCCATTCACCCATCTGTTCAATGATGTGAACTGTTTCCCACATAAGGGATAACCTTGTTCCTGAACCTTCATCACCACCTTTTCCTTTGTTGATTCTTCCTTCTGCTGCTGTTGCTTTTCCCTGGTGTCCTGCAATACTGAAATCCTGACAAGGACTTCCATGAATCAGGATGTCAGGTTTCAGATTCCATCCAACAACTGACTGTGTTTTATATGCCAGTTCATCAGCAAACATTGCATTGTAAGACCTGACTGCCTTTTCATCAATTTCCACATAATCAATGGATTTCACTGGAACACCAAGGTTCTTCAATGCAACCCTTGGTGAACCAATTCCACCGAACAGTTCAAGAATCTGCAATTTCTGTTCTTCCATGTATTAGTTCACCGCCTTCTGAAATAATCTGTATTTTTTACCATTTATCTTCTTATTTGTTATCTGATAACCAAATGTCTTCACCATCTGCCTGCTGAACTCAATCTTTGACAGTGCCTGCAAGGATTCTGACAGACAGAATTCCTTGTATCTTTCATAAACCGCTGATGTTGGTTCATTTTCCAGTTCAAAGTCTTCATCTTCACAATCCTTGACGAACATCAGAAGTGGATTGTTTCTTTCTTCATATTCTTCAAGTTCCTGCTGCATTGCTGCTGATGTGGTGAAGTTCTTTGTTTCAAGAACCCTTTTCAATCCCTGGATTCCAAGCTGAATCAGATATTCCATGGATTCCTGACCTTTCAATTCTTCTTCAATTCCTGGTTTGAAATTTGGGTCATCAGACTTGAATTTTGCATTGAATGGAACAATGACAAGTCTTCTCATGATTGCCTGTGAATCAGAACCTTTTCCCATTCTTGGAATGTTATTTGCTGAAAACAGCAGCTTGCAGAATGGTTTGAAGTCAAACTTTGGTTGTCCTTTCTGTTCTGCATCAATGGTTTCACCAGTGACAATTTTCTTGAAAACCGCTGTGTCTGTGACAAACTCATTGCTGATGTCATCACCAATGTTTGCCAGTTTTCCAAACATCATGACTGTGCTGAATCGGTCACCCAACTTTTTCAAGTCCAGTGATGAAATATTCTTTTCAGACATAAGGTTTGAAAGGGTCTTCAAATATGTACTTTTTCCATTGCTGCCTGTTCCAGTCAGGATGAATGCTTTTCCACCTGCAAGTGTGTTTGACCTATACATGCAAGCACCAACAATTTCTTCAAGCAGTGACCTGATTTCTGCATCCTTGCAGGAAACATTGTCAAGCATATTGTCAATCACTTCACTGGATGCCTGTCTGTTAAAATCCCAAGGAATCTTGTTTGTGATAACCACATCAGGTGTGAAATCTGAAAAAGAATCTGTCAAGATATTATAAAGACCATTTCTGAATGCAATCATGCAAGCAGGTGCAGCCTTTGTGTTATCCCTGATTAAAATATTCAGGTATGCCATGACTTCCTGTCTTTTTGCCCTGTTCAACTGTGGAAGGTGCTGAATCATTACTGCTTCAATTTCTTCCTGTCCTGACACATAGATTCCATCTTTATACATGTGAAGCTGACCATTCAATCTGATGATGTGATGGTTGTTCTTCAAGAACACTGCAAACTTATCAAAAAGAAATGTTGTTCCTTTGTAGAAAATAGGCTTGCTGAATGCTTCATCACGCATGATGACTTCCAGTTCTTCATCAGACAAAGGTTCTTTCAGGACATATTTGTTGATTATACGCAACACATCCCTTGCTTCTTCCTTTTCAAAATCTGCTGACTGTAAGGTCAGTATGTAATTGAACAATGCCTGGTTTCTTCCATCACCTGCATCCATATCCAGGAATTCTGCTTTTCCTTTGACTGGAAGCATCCACTTTGGAATTTCCTGATAAACTTCACCATCTTCCTGATAGATGTCATAAATGACTTCCCTTTCCTTGCCATCATATTTCAATATTTCATAGGAATTTTTGACACCAACCTTGATGTCTGCTGTCAAACCAATTGCCAGTTTGCAATGTGTGAAGCATTTTTCTACACCTGCATTCTTGAACAAAAAGTGCTTTCCCCTGGTTGTTGCGTAAACTCTACAATTCAACTGCAAGTCTTCCACAATATTCATCAACACTTCTGACTGTTCAAAGTCATCAATGTCAACCAGGATTGTTTCTTCATCCAAAATTCCTGCAAATTCAGGAAGCGACTTGACTTGTTCATAAGTCTTGAAGTCTGTTCTGTTTTTGAATTTTTCTATGCACTTTTTGTCCTTGGTTTCAACATAACCTTTGAAAAACATCCTTCATCACTTCCTTTGCTCTAATATTTCCAAGTGCTTCAAGAACAAATCCTTCTGTTTGATGCTTCTGTTGAAATCAGACAAGCATCCTGCATATACTGCTTTGAAGTGTTTGTTCTGTTCTTTTATGTCTGCCAGTTCATCCTTGGTCAATGGAACACCATTTGGATGCTTCCTGGATTCAATTATTGCAGTTGTGTCTGCAACCTTCTGTTTATATTCAACAGCTTTCTTTCCTGAACTGATTCTTCTTTCTTCCAGTTCATTCACCTTGTCCTGAAAAAACTGCTGCATGGTCTGCATTATTTCTTCCCTGTGTTCAAAATCCAGGTCAACAATATTCAACAGTTTTTTCAATCTTGCCTGGGATGTTGGAAAGAATGCATCCATACGAATATTCATTTGTCCATTGTCATATTTGATTTGTATATCCATCACATCACCCCAAAATCTTCCAATCTTTTATTTGCCATGTCCACATACCATTGCTTGTCCAGGTATGAAGGACATCTGACATCAGCCATGTCTTCATTGAAGATGAAACAGTGTTCAGGACTGGATGCAATCTTTTCAGGTTTCCCTGTTCTGATTGATACCTTCTTGACACCTGCATCTGTTTCCTTGGTTGAAGCAAACACCCTGATGCATTTTTCTTTTATAGGTTCATCACCATGCAGGATGGTGGAATATTTATTTGTTATCTTTGTGACCATCTGAAATTCTTTCAGGTCATCACATCTGTTGATGAAGTTTTCCACTGGAACACCTTTGGTCATATATTCAACCAAGGCATGATTCACAATAGGGAAATCCCCATAATCAAGATTTGACAGCTTCTTCACATAAGCACCTTTTGACTTGATATGTCCATCAGGTGCAACAATGATATAGTTGTTCACATCCTTCTGAAAAACTTTTCTGTATTCATCAAATTCCAGTGTCAGACCAGTTCTTTGTTCCCATTCATAAGCAATGTCATCAATCTTGTTAAACCATTCATCTTCATCCTGTCCATCAGGCATCTTTATCAAAATACCATCTGTGTTGGACTGAATCAGTTGTGCATAAGGTTCAATATGTTCTATCAGGTCAAGAAGAAGAATCTGACCATAGACACAAACTTTGTTTGACATCAAAGGGTCATACAAATCATTGTTCTTGTCCTTCAATACACCATAGGTTGAATTCAACACGATTTTCAGAACCGCCTGCAATGGGTCTTTCTTCTTTTTCAGTTCCAGTCTTTCATGATAGATGTCCACAAACTTTTGTGGGTCAACAATGTTTCTGCTGTGCAGATTGTATCTAATCATCAATGATGGATAAAGTGAAGCAACATCCATCATCAGAAAATATCCTTCACCGCTGTATTTTTCCAAAGCACCATGAACACCGCCCCATGCAAAAGTGTGTGGACACCCTGCAACCATCACTGAATATTGATTCTTTTCAGGCTTTTTCTTTCCTGGAACATGTCTGAAATAACATCTGTTGTCAGGATTTGAATACCAGTCAAGAACATCTTTGTATTTTTTCACCTGATTTGTGTCAGGGAAATCAATGTCAAATTCATCATTTCTGTCACCCTGTCTGTGTGCATCCAGGATGATTGCAGTCAACTGTGGTTTTGTTTTTGAAATCAAAGACAGGTCAAGTGGTCTTCCTTTGCAGGCAAGTTTCACCAGTTCCAACCTTCCATTGAATTCTTCCTTCCTTTGCAGGAACACTTCAACAGTCTGTTCAACATCATGAATACAATATTTCACTGTTTCATCAATTTCATCCTGTGTCAGTTTCCTGTCAATGTCGAATGGAACACCTGATTCTTTGATGTTGTTCCCCATACTTCCTTCAAACCATTTCAACCCTTTGTCCAGGTTTAGCATCACATCATAATTGTTCAATGGTACATTGCGAAGCAGTGAAGAAAATTTCCATCCAGGATTTCCTTTGATAATGATGAAATCATTGATTCTTTTTGGGTCAAATCCACAAAGGATTCCTTTCAAAATATACTGGTCATAATAATTTGAATTGAAACCAACCCAAATATCATTCTTGTTTGCCTGATATAAGGATTCAAGTTCTTCCTTGTTGTTGATGATGACATGCTGCTTCTTTTCCTTCATGTCAAGGACAACAACCAACCAGTCATATTTGAAGACTTCAAAGTCATAAAACAGCATTTTCTTCACCTTCCTTTCAATCAGGTATCTTCCCAAGATACATTGATTTCAAAAAAATTTGCATCCTGGGAAGACCCTTGTGTCAATTACTCAAGAACAAATACATCTGTGATTTCAAAGTCACTGAAATCCTTGTTCTTCTTGTTTGCAGTGTACTTCAAACCATATTCAAAGTTATCTGCAACCGCTTCAAAGATGTCCATAAGCAATTCAGAATACTGACTGTATGTCTTGAATTCCACAACAGGCATGTCTGCACCCATTTCTTCAACCATCTTGCGAAGCATTTCATTACAGTTGTGAATCTGAAATCCCTGGGTGATAACCTGATTATAGAAAATCATGCTGCCCTTGTACTCACCATCAGAAACAATCTTGAACCAAATGCTGACCATAGGGTCACCCTTCTTGGATGCTTTCAGTTCCATCTGCTGAACTGCAACTTCATAATTTCCATGTGGAACTTCCTTATAATTGCCCTGACCGCCATTTGCAGCAGCTTCTTCAACATCCTTCTGCAATCCTTCTGTGTCAATTTCCTTATCCCATTTGCTGAACATATCCTGTGCCATAATTTTTCACCATTTTAACCTTTCTTTGTTTTAATTTAATGTTGCAACTACCAGGGCAAGTGCTTCTGCACTGTTGAACCCTTCCTTGATGTGGGCATCATACAGAACTTTGTTTGCATGTGCCAGTTCCTGTGCATCCTTGATGATACTGTCTTTCTTGTTGACAGTCTTCTTCACAACATGAACTTTTCCTTCTTTTTCTGCTGCTTCAAGCAACATCTTCAATAATTCATCCATTAGTTTTCACCCCTTCTTTTTCTAACTCTTGTTTTTGGTGCAGGTGCTTCTTCCTGTGGTGCATCCTGCTGTGTATCTGATTCAACAGAAGGTTCTGCTGTTTCATTTGATTCCTGTGCAGGTTCAGAATCCTGCTGTGGCTTGTCAGAATCGTCTGTGTCAGGCTTTTCTGTGTCAGGTGTAGATTTATCCACCTTTCTTCTTCCAGGCTTCTGTGTGGCTTCCTGTGTGCTTCCTGCTGCTTCATTTGCCTGGTCATATACATCCATCAAAGCATCCCATGAAAGGGGAATGGTTGTCTGACTGATTCCCTTCAATCTGCCACCACCAAAGATGACTTCATTCTGCTTGAAGTTCAGTGTTCTGCTGTCATCATCTTCCACCACAACCCTTGCAACAATGTCAACCATTCCTGCAATTTTATTTGCAATAGCATCCTGAATGTTTGGTGCAATTCTTGTGATGTTCTGACCATTCTTCTTGGTGATGTCCTTGGAAATATCTTCATGTGATACAACCACAAGATTTTCATAGTCCAGGTTGAAAAATCTTCTCATTGTAGACAGATATTCTGTCTTGATAATATCCCAACCCTTTCCAAATCCTGAATCAGATTCATGCTGAATTCCAAGAGAATCATACATGAACACCCTGCACATTTCCCTGGTATCTTCCAACAGGTCAATGATGATGGTTTTGAAGTCATTCTGCTTCTTTTCCAGTTCTGCAATGGTGTCCTTGAAGACTTCCCATGCAAACTTTCTGTTGGTCATTCTGCCATTGACAGTGACTTCATCCTTGATGCTGACATAAGGCATTGTGACAAACTGGATGTTTCCATCTGTGTTCAAGTTCAGCGGATTTGGTGCATCATCAAGCATGGTTGTCTTTCCGCTGAATGCAGCACCATAAATCCAAATTTTTCTTTTCTTTGTTTCACTGATGTTTCTTCTTTCACTACTTGGTAAATTCATAAAATCAATCCCTTTCTGACAATAGTCTTTATATTCACAATAGTTGCATAACCAACTTGTGTTCTTTGGAAAATCCTTTGCTTCCAACATTCCTTTTGTTGAAAGAAGGAAGTTGATGACCTTTTCAGGGTCATATTCTATTTGAACCAGTTGTGGTTCTTTCTTTTCCAGTTCTTCCTGCAATCTTTGCCTGAACTGGAACAGGTCTTCTTTCTTTGATTGCTTGATATTCACCTTTGGCACAAACAGGAAGAACATGTTTCTGATGATTTTTCCTGGATTGTTCTTTTCAAAGAAATACTTGTATAAGTGAAGCTGTGGTGAATCCTTGTATTTGCTGACATTGTTTGAATATTTGAAATCATACAAGTCATAAACATTTGGAATGACCTGATGTTCACCGCCAAGTTTCTGTTCTGTTTTTGCAGGTGCAAGCAGGTCAATGAAACCAATGAAGTCATCATCTTCAATTTTCACTTCATGTTCCCCTGATGGAATCATTGCTGCTGCCTTTGGAATCATCACTTCAAGTTTCGTTGCTTCATTGATGTGTGCATCACTTATGACTGGATATTGCATGAAATATTCATGAATTGCTGTCTGAACATCCTTTTCCAGTCCAGTGTGAAGTGCTGTTCCAAGAAACAATGCATTGTCTGCATTATCAGGTGGAATTGTTCTGATTTCCTGGTTGTATCTCAAATCATACCGATATGGACAGGATTCAAAGCATTCCACTTTGCTGTGTGACACAATCAACTTGACCACCTTCCTTTCAGTTTTTTATAATACTGACCACATGTGCATCCACTCTGAATCAGTTCAATCATAGTCTTGAAGGTTTCAAAATCATCAGGATAAAGAAGAATTGCAAAACCGCCTGCTTCATCAATCTTTTTCAGATTATAAAGTTGCAATTCACTTGGTTTCCCATTCTTTGCCTTGACTTCAATCCCAAGGAACTTTCCATTGCAACATGCCAGGATGTCAGGGATGCCTGACTTGGTATATGCTGCACCGCCCCAATATTTCAAGAACCAACATCCATGGTCTTTCAGGAATCCTTTGATTTTGTTTTCAAAGTTTTTTTCTGCTGCCAATCTGCCACCGCCTTTCTTCTGAAACTGATGCAAGGATATTCCCTGGAACTTTCAATGCACCATTTCCATTTTTCACAATCCTTGCAGGTCAGTTCATCAGTCCTTGACTGTGATTCTGACAGATGCTTTGACATCTGATGTCTTTGCATACTTTTCATAGACATCAGGATGGTCTTTCTTCAATGCTTTGGAATCAATGGTTGTCTTCTTTGTTGGTGCAACATAAGTGACTTTCAGGATGTCATTTTCAAATGACTTGATTCCAAACTGACCCATTGCAGCTTCCAATGCTGCCCTGACTTCCTTTTCCTTTTCTTCCAGTTCCTTCTTCTGCTTGCTGATTGCTGAAATCTGCTGCATGATTGCCATTGCATTTGAATCCTTGTTGAATTCCTTCAAAGCAGTTTCTTCATCAAACTGTTCTTCACAACCATTCTGTTCCAGGTCTTCCTTGTCATCATAGTTGCTGCAAGCATGTCCACATGTTTCAAAGTCTTCACAATAATAGCAGCAACAATCTTTGTCACATGTGTTGTCATTCATTGCCTGTTTACATTTTTTCATTACTGTTCACCATTCCTTTCTTCAAGTTGCTTTTCAAACTCTGCCTGATATGTAAGAATTTCATCAACATAAGGTGTTGAATAGATTCCTTTGTTCCAAAGTTTTTCAGCACCATTTGACCCCATGTTGTATGCCATCAATACCAGGTTTGGGTCTGTATATTCTTCAAACAACTTCCGAAGAACAAAAACACCTGCTCTGATGTTCTGTTCCTTATTCAAGAAATCAGTCACACCAATTGTTTCTTCCAACCATTCATGATTGCATTTGTTAATCTGCATCAGACCATAATCATCTGTTGAACTGATGATGTCAGACCTGAAAGAAGATTCCTTCTGCATCAATGCCATGACCAGTGTCCAGTCAATGTCATATCCCTTGCATAGATAGAAAGTGAATTCCTGTGTTGCTTCATCCAGCTTGCAGTCAAGTGGTGTGAAATCAAATTCATCACCTGACCAGTCCATTGAAATTTCACTGGTGAAGACTCTTCCATCATAAGCACCATAATGGTTGACATGCTGCATGATATATTCATTCTTTTCAGAAGTTGTTCCTGTTTCAATTTCCTTGGTGTCTTTGTGTGCAATTCCTGCAATCAATGCTCCAAGCAATGCACCAATCAGAAGAACCACTGCTGTGAAAATCAAGAACCTGTTTTTCACAATCCGCTGTGATTGCTTTGACCTGATGACCTTTCTTCCATAAGTTTTGGTGTTATTATCCATTGTTTTCCATCCTTTCATATTCATTGAATAATTCATCTGTGAAGTCCTTCCGCATTTCCAAGGTTTGCAGGATGACTTCTTCAACACTTCCCTTGCACATTAAAATGTAATAAAAACAAGGTTGTTCCTGACCGATTCTGTGAATCCTTTTCTTTGATTGTTCAAATAGTTCTGACTTATCAGTCAGGGTGAAATATATAATTTTGTTTGCTTTTTGAAGATTCAATCCCATTGCACCTGCCTGATACTGAATGAATGTGATGGAATTATCTTCCTGTTCGTATGCTGTCAGGTCTTTTGTTTGACCATTGACTTCTGAAATAGGTCTGTCCAAAGATACAGCAATTCTTTTCAGCAGTTCCAGTTCTGCATTAAAGTTGTAAAACACAATCAATCTGTCCTGGGTGCTTTGCACAAGTTCCTTGAATGCCTGCAATTTGAATTCACTATATTGACCACACAACTGTCTTGCATAAAGTCTTTTTGTCAATGTGGTGTCACCAACCAGTTCAATCCTTGGTGTCACATCTGTTCCATAGAAATCTGAATCATCATGGAATTCTTTCAGATTCAAGGTGTCAATAGTGATGATGCAGTCCTTCATGAATTTCCAGTATTCCTTGGATGTTGGAACTGTTTGTTTGATGAAGGTCTGTTCAGGAAGGTCAAAACATTCTTCTGTTTTCATAAAGACCGCCCCATGTTCACGCAACTTGGATTTTAACCTGTCAACATTCTTGTATGGATTTTCTTTGTCCACAATTTTGTGAGTGAATCCACCCATATCAATCTTTGTCCAGTTCACATATTGTCTGTTATAAACATCTTCTGAAATGTTCCATCCAAGCAGATGAATCTGTGACCAAAGATTTTCATATTTTCCTGCTGTCGGTGTTCCTGAAAGAAGAATCACATTATCAGAATGCAGTTGCAGGATGAATTTTGACTGCTTTGCACCCTGGTTCTGAATCAGGGATGATTCATCAAGCATCAATGTGAAGTCCTGCAATTGCAGCAACTGTTTTCTTCTCCATGCCAGTTCATAATTTATGACACCAACAACATTGAATGGATAAAGGTTTTCTTGTCTGTAATATTCACCAGTAAATTCATCCTGAATCCAATGGTCTTCTGTTGCTTGCTGTGCTTCACTGATAAATGCCTGAAATGCTTTTTTGTTTGTCAGGTCAAAAATCAAATCTTTCTGAAATGCAGACCTTTTATCTGTTGCATAATGTTCATTGAAATGGTCAATCCAGTCCTGAATCTTTGACTTCTGACAAACAATCAAATTCACTGGTGAATTCATGACCTTCATCTTTTCAGCACCAACAAAGGTTTTTCCAAGACCCATGTCCAAATAATATGCAACCCTGTTCAAGTCTTTGGTCTGTTCAAGTGCTTCCTGCTGATGTTTGAAAAGTTCCATGTAACCACCTAACCTTCCACATCAATTCCAGTGATTTCTTTGAAGATGTCCTTATCAAAGTTTGGAAGATTCATCACAATGGTCTTCTTTCTGTCTGAAAGACCATCCCACCACATCTGTCTTCCTGTTTCTTTTTCAATGTGCTTTAAGAATCCACCTGTCACTGAATATTCAGGATGCTGTTCTTTTTCTTCATCTGTCATGTCATCTTCCCATATCCAGGAAAGAACATTTGAAGGACAATCCATCAGAATATATCTTGCATCTGAATTCAACCAATCCTGATATGTCCAATCAGAAGGTTTGTTGAACAAGAAAATTTTTGGTGATTCAGTGTTGAAGCATCCATTTGAAAAACAAGTCTTGTTCCAATCACCGCTGTTGCGATTACCGCTGTTGCAATCACCGCTGTTGCAATCACCGCTGTTGCGATTACCGCTGTTCCAATCACCGCTGTTGCGATTACCGCTGTTGCGATTACCGCTGTTGCGATTACCGCTGTTGCGATTACCGCTGTTG